AGCTATCATAGTAAAAGTACGAACAGGCAAAACTATTTATAAAGAAGTAGCTCGTTTCAGAGACCGTCCTGCTTGTATCTGGAAATGTGTGTGTAACATTTTGCGTAAGTGTCTGCAAAATATGTGGCATTGGTTTGTCGGTATCGAATATCTCCTCGTTACTACTGTTTGTTACCCGTATGCGGTCACCGCTTGCATAAAAACTCATATTTTTACCCCCCGCCCAGATGTGCCCGTAAACGTGCCGTTATACCCGCCATCCGTTGTGGTTGTCCCATCTGGGGCAACAACCTTTAAAGCCCCGCTATTTACATCAGCCGTAGCCCCCACTGCCAAATAAAAATCTGGGCTTGTGCTGGTACTTTTGATATACTGGTAGGTGGTGTCGAGTTTACCGAAGCCTGCCGAAAAGCTTGATGGGCCAACACTTATACTGGTGCTGCCGCTGGCAGTGTTAAGTTCCGAAAATAAATAAAACGTGTAACTTTGCTGGTACTCAGCAAGGCTGTCATCAAACGTTACATACTGCTCTTTTACCCTTACATGCGTACTTGTTATATATGGGAATACCGCACGAATACTTTGCCCTGTTGTTTGTATAAGCGTACCAGCCGGTGCCTGTATGTCGCCAATCTTGCAGATAAACGGCACATTAGCTGTGCCGAAGCTATGGGTAGCTATAGCGTAATCTTGGCTGCCCTGTACGGGGTTGTAATACGTGCTACTACCAAACAAGCCTTTACTTGTGCTTGATGATCGTGTGCGGGCTGGGTGGGTGGCTGTACCTGTTAGCACGGCACTATTCCCAAAATAGCCAAGATCACTGTGAAAATACAGGTCGTCTAGGTTATCTACAGGGTCGTAAAATGGGCCGTAATCTGTAGCATACGACACCATAATTGGGTTGGTTTGAAACGTTTGGCCCGGCTGCAGAGGCAATGCCTTAATTATAGCGTCTGACCCACTGGCGGCGGCGGGTAGGGGCAAATAACGGTCATAGGTGGTATTGTTATTGCCGTAATACCTTATGTGTATACGCTGCGCTGTGTTTGTATCGGTTGGCGCTGGTTGGCCTATCTGTATATCGCTTCCGTATTCTATAAACACATGCGTATTTAAAAGCGCACCTGTTTGTGATGTGCCGCTTGCGTAATACCACGGCGACTTTAAATCATTCCACGTAGGGTTAATACTTGCCCCGCCATCAAAAATGGCAACCTTTCCGTCAGAGCCGCGTGCAAAAAGTGTTTTAGCCATCGCGCCGCCTCACGTATGCGGTTACGTATTTTAGCCACTGATCGTCTAGCGCTTCTATGCAGCTTAAACGGCCGCTAAAGTGGTGCATAAACATGCCGTTGCCCATGTAGATGCCGCAATGGTTTGGTATGTTGCCGCGCTGGTGTAGCCCCTGTACGTTAAAGTAAATGCCATCACCAATATCTGGCACCGTTACACGCTCCCAGTTCGCGTATTCTGGGTGGTCAATAAACAGGCTATCCATGGTTTGCGGGTCTGCAATGCGTAACGCTAACCGCGCCAAATCGCGTATGTCGTAGTCTGTTTCGCGGTGTAGGTAATCAGCGCACAGGCTAAAGCAATCGTATTGTCCACGCACCCACTGGCGGCTTTCGTAGGGCATTTCCACCCCATAGCTATCTGGCAGGTACAGCCTAACGGCCCCACGCGGCCATGAAATAACCGCGGTAGGCTCGGTTGGTTCTTCAGCTAACCCCAGTTCAGTGCTGCGTATAACCTTGCAAAACGTTGTTACAGGCTGGGTAGTAGACAAAACTGGCCTGCCACGCTCGTTGGCAATCCAAATATCGGTAGCATCTGCCGCTATTTCGCCGCTTATGTATTTTTGGCTAAGCTGCATGAAAGGATGCAATTCTGCGATTTCTTGTTCGATCATATTACACCGTTATCGTGATAGTTTTGTTGGTAAGGTCGATAACAAAGTTGCCATCGGTAGATTGCAGCGTACCGGCCGTTACCGTGCCCACATTCGATGCAATCGCGCTTAGAGTTGTCGTTTGAATTTTGCCCGCTGTAATTGAACCCGCCAGCATATCGTTGGTAATAACAGTATCAGCTATAAACGTGGCTGCGTTGGTCGCGTTTATCTGGTCTATTTCAGCAAACTTACCAATCGTTATGCTGCCATCACTTGCAACAGTGGCCGAACTGCCGCCAGTACCAAATGTAACGCCCGTAAGTGCTGAAAGCGATGTAGAGCCGTTGGAAACTGTCAGCGCAGTACCATTAAATTCGATGCCTGTAAGAACGCTTAGGTCAACTTCGCCATCTTCAGTTGCGGCTACTTCTGTTCCGTTAATTTTCACAGTTTCAATAACGGATAAATCAACCGAGCCTGTTGAGGCTGTAACCGCCGTGCCGTTAATGCTTACCCCAACAAGTGCTTCAACATCTACGGCACCATTGCTATCTGCAGTAATTGTAGTGCCATTAAGCTGCACTGATTGTATAGGTGCTGCAGTCGCCGCGCCAGTGGCATCTACAAACGAGCTATCATTATTGTAATCGCTAAGGTTTTCCGCTGCAGGCGCGGCCGTAACGCCATTATTGTTGTCTGGTCGCCAATCGCTTTTGTTGCCACTGAAATCCTTTGTGCGTATCCAGTATCGGTATGTAGTGCCATTGGTAAGTCCAGCGTCTATGGCGTTTTGTGCTTGGCCCGGCACCCCGCTTACAAACACGTCACCCGCCGCGGCGGCAGTGGGTTTGCCAGTGGCCGTCTTGCGTTTTATTTCTACGCCTGCAAAATCCGCATCAGTAGGGTTCGTCCAGCTAAGCACGTTTTGTTTGTGACCAGCCGTGGCAGTAACGTTAATTACCCCCGGCGCTGTGCTGTCCCCCGTAAGCTCTAGTGCGGCAGATTGTGCAACAGCACTGCTTACCCCAATGACACTTATTGCCGTTACCTGCGCAATGTATTGGCGCCCCACAATAAGGCCGGGCACCACCACCTTAGTATTCGTAGACCCAACCTTGAGGCTGGTCATAGCTACGTAATTGGGTGTATTTGTGTTGCTGAGGTTTATAGCAATGGTAACAAGGTATTCGCCAACAAAAGCGTCCGATGCCGCCGCCCAGCTAACTTCCATGGCCGTAAAGCTTGTGCCATCGTTTTGTATGCTTGCTACTTCTGTAGCCGTAACGCTTGTGGGGGGCGCCGTAAACCGTGGGCTAGGCAAGCTGGTATTAGGCGCCGTGTCGATGCCAAAGCTGTCGCCGTTATTCCAATCGTAAATTAAGTCGGTTTCTTCCACCGCCTCCAAATCTATGCTGCCATCTGGGTTAAGCTTCCACCCAGTTACCTTAAACAGCTTGTTCGTAAAGATCGCGGAAGCGCCGCCACTGCCATCGGGGTCAAGCGAAAACGTGATGCCATCGTTTACAGCAATGCCAAACGCCTTAAGATTACACTTTAATTTCACGCTCATGTTTTGGCGGTTGCGTTCAACAAGCATTTTGGCAATGCGCTGCGCACGGGTGTTTTGCTTAACTAGGTTAAAGCTAACGTCAGACCAAAGCTTTTGGCCATCTTCCGCAATGTACGTGCTGTCTGTGTAAGGCGCAAAATCAACAACGTTGTAATTATTATCGGGGTCCATAAACGTGCCGCGCACGCTGTTTATGCGCTGTGCTTTGCCACCATCGGTTTGTATCTGAACGCTGCCACGCAAAAAGCTGTCATCAACCGTGTGCTTGCGGCTTTGCGGTATGTCAAACGCTACCTGCAGGCGGTGTTTGCCTTGCACGTAAGGTATGCTGCCGCCACATGTGGCCAGCATTTGATCCATTACCTCTATTGGGCTGGATGCAAGCGAAATAGTGCCATCCAGCGTGTAGCGCCTGTTGGCAACTGTGGTTGTTACTGCATCGGTTGTGGGGTCGTGATCGCACACGTTAGCCATTTCGCTGATGCGGTTATCATCAACTTCACTGCTATCAGCCCCAAGCCCGTTTTCGCTAAGCAGGTAATCGCGGATGCACAGCGCTGGGTTGTTGCTAAACTTGGTAGTGCTATCGCGGGTGTCGTACACCTGCTTGCCCCGCACAATGCAGCTTATGTTGGGTATGCTGGCAAGCTTATCTTTATCGTACTGCAAACGAATATACAGGTAAGCAATGCCGCGCAGTCTGTGTGCGTTTGTCCATTCACTGCATTCGCCCGCGGCATCTGCATCTGCATCTTGCGTAGTGCCGCCAAGATGTTTTTTAACTCGCACAAGACCATCATAACGGTTACCACTTCCGGGCACATAGCGGTATTGCCCGTTGCTATCAGTGCCGCTTTGCGAAAGGTTTAGGTTTGTGTCGCCAAGGTATACATCATCAATAGCTGTAATTGGCCCTTCACCAAGCAATACAATCATGTGCAAGTATTTGTTGTCAGATCCACTTGTAGCCACATAGGCTACAGGCCCAGAAAGTTTTGTGGTGCCATATATTAGCCGCCTTGGGTGGTCGGTACGAAACTGCATGGTGGTTTGCGTACCCATGTTGCTTTCAAGCGATTTAAGCGCATCTTCCGCTGCCGCTTTTGCAGCCTCAGATGCCGCATACACTGTAACGGCAGTGGTAGCCACGTAGGTACCAACGGTAATAAGGGTAGCTGCCGTACCCGTAGCACCTGTAGCTGCAATAATAACTTGCGCAATCGCCTGTGGCATTAGGCCCACCTCACTTCTACATCACCCAAGTGCTTGCGATATACGCCCGTAGGCGCCGCAAACGTGCAGGTGCCGGCATCTTCCATAATGCCCATCATTTCCATGCCTTCATGGTTATAGCTGCCCACTATATCGCCCTTGTTGGCAAACATAGTTGGCTCCCGCTGCATGCCGTATTCGGCCAGCAAAGCATCAGCCGCCAGCCATAGGCTGCCATCGCCTTTTTTCTTTATTAGCTGGTACGCACGCCGCGCGCTTTTGTAGTTTTCCAGATCAGATAGCGGGTCAACACCGTACATGGCTTCAAACGCGCCAGCGGCAAATTGCACGCAATCGTGCTTGCCGTAGACAAACGATTTAGTGCTTGCCTCGTTTATGTATGCCCACAGTGCGTTTTCCCAATCTGGTTTACGGTTCATTGCGCCCCCAGAAAATTTCTTTTTCCACGGCCTGCACCATGAACTCCAAGCCTTTATCCCCAGAGTAAAGCTTTTGCTGTTCTTCATTTGTATATCGCCCGTTACGGGATCGTTCCCAATCAGCTAGGCGGTTTACAATGCTTAGGCTGATACTTACCTGCTTGCCAATTTCTGCACCCATGCTGTCCATGCGCCCGCGGTATACAACGGCAGGCGCCCCGACCACTTGGTCATCCGCGTCCAAAAACCCCACATAAATAATAGCCTCGCGGTTACGGTAATCTTCATTAAGCGCAACGCTCATAAGCGTGCTGTCTGAGCCAACCAAAGAAAGCGTTAAGTTGCTCATGGCCAAGTCGGTGTTTTCATCCACCTCTGCAATAGCCCCAAGCTTGCCCACGCCCAGCCACGTTTGTCCGTCATACGAAATGTTAATAGCGCTATTGTTGGCGTATAGGGTGCCGCTGCTAAACCGCAACTCCACCATAGTAACGGCCGTAACTGCATCGCTCTGTGCCTTGGCAAGCGCTGAACTATTAACATCACGGCTCATGAAAACGCCTCCACAAAGTTAATAGTAACGGTGGTGATAACTGGGCTGCGTACTGACCAACTGTTGTCATCGCTTACCAGCCGCACAATGCAGCTTGTGTCCGTGTTATCTATGCCGCCATTAACCACCGTGCGATAGGCCACCACAGCGTTGTCCGCTGGGCTGGTGCGGATATTTGGCGTGATGCTTAGGGTGCTTTGCCCAGAGGAATTTGCGTTTGCAGTGGCCGTTACCATGTGCAACTCGCGCCCTTGCGATGTATCAAACGCGATGTAATCGCCCTTAACAAATGCCGCGCTTAGGTTTGCTGGCAATCCATCTATAGCTAGCGTGCTGCCCGTTTGGCTGCCGCCACGGATGCGCGGGGTAAGGGTTGAGCTAGCCATAGAACCACGGGGTTCCCTATGGCTTAAATCGGCAAAGTAAAACCTGCCATCCATCCCCTGCAGGGTTGTTAGGAAAGAAATAAGCTCCCGCGCTTCAGCCGCCTCCATATCGTCAAATACCGCACGGCCATACCATGCGGCGCCGGGCATACGCACTGTTTGCGTGCTGCTAGTGAATGGCGACTGAAAGACTTGGGTGTTGCTGCGTAGCCCAAACTGCACTGTCGATGGCAGTATGTTGGACGGAAATGTAGTAGCCATTAGCGCCTCCCCGTAGCTTTGGCGAAGCGGCCACCCTGTTCGATAGCCCCAAACACTTGGTTGAACGTTTCGTTTTTGATTGTTTCGGCTGTTGCCTGTAGGCGTGCTGCAGCGCTGTCGTCAGCGTTGCTAAAGTCGTAGTGATTGTTGATGGTGACACCACCGCCCCCGCTGCCCCCATTGGGCACCATATGGCCGCCTGTGCGTGGGTAAAACACCTCTGGCCCACGCTCACCCACGATGTAGGGTTGCCGCGCCTGTATGGCGCCCCCACCGGCTGCTTGGCCAAAGCCCTGCCCCGCTGGGATGCCAAGGAAGTCGCCAAGGACGGTGCCGCTAAGCGTTTTGAATATTAGCATCCGCACATATAGCTTGGCTAAGTAGGCCAGAATATCCGCGGTAAACTGTTTAAAGCTAACCTTAGTACCGTTAATAAACCCATCAATAGCACTATCAAGGAACTGGAAGCCCTTAGCCACCAAGTCAATGCCAGCTTGCTTTAGGTCAACTGCACTTATAAGCGCCTGTTCAAAACCTTGCTTCATACCATCGCTAAATCGCTTGGTAAGATCGCCACCGTTTTCGGTAAAGAACTTCAAGTCATCCCAAGTTTTAATGATGCCTTTATCCAGCTTGTCAAACGCCCGCTGTGCTGCCAGTGCTTCCTTGCTTATCGGCCCACTAAATTCGGGCAGTTCGCCAGTGGTTGTGCCAAACCCGCTAGGGCCACTATTGGCCGCTAAGCTTTCTTGCATTTTCTGGCGCAGCAATTCCACAACGCCACGAATGCGGTCGCCGGGGTAGCTATGCTCTGTGTTTTGGCCCGGTGGCGTAATGCTGGGCAAATCGCCCATGTTCGCGCCGGGCGTTAAGCCTATGGTGCTAT